CGTTTATGTAAATGTTGTATTGACAACAGACACTGAATTATTCCCGGTTGATGGGATGACGACAATTGAAACGAATATCATTAAATACATTGGTGGCACGGATGCAGATAGCACAAAATATTACGGTCTAGGATTGGGCGATGACGTTGTTTATACTAAAATAATAGGTATATGCCATAGTGTAGCTGGGGTAACTGACGTTAGCGTCACATTATCAACGGATAATATAACATTTACAGCTGCTAACGTTGCAATTGCAACAGGTGAGGTGGCCGTAACTGATTATGCAAAAGTGGTGATAACATGAAGCTAGTAAAAAGGCTGACCGATAATTACAAAAAAAATCCTGAAAGCAATATCGGCAAGTTGTTATCAATTATTGATTTTGAGTTAGACCGGCTAAAAGATACCTACAAACTGATTGACAGTTACCGGGCGATTGAAAACGCAACAGGCATAACGCTTGACAACATCGGCAAAAACGTATTGCAAGACCGGGGAGGAATGGACGATATAACCTATCGTCTTTTCCTTAAAGTAAAGATCCGGTCGAACCTTTCCGGCGGTCAAATAGAAACCATAAACGACATCATGACAACCGTATTAGGTGATAACTATTTAGGATTACGCGAGGTGTGGGGTAATTCAACATATAGTAACGAACCGGCAGCGATTGAAATACGCTTTGTTAATTTTTTTAGTGACATTGCGGCACAATACGCTGATGCTGAAAACGACCCGTACTATTTCGATGGTGAATACTATTTTGACGGTACGAGAAAGTTTGACGGCGGATATACGTTTAGCTATGCAACATTTGAACCGCAGATAATCGCAACAATGGCAAAATACATGGAAGTAGTTGAATTTATCAGGGCAGCAGGCGTTAAGGCTTGGTGGAATGAGCCGCTAGACATTGAAACGTTGATAAATATAACGAATGATGTTACAATTATAGACAAAGAATCAGCTATCGCAGATATCACTATTGCTAATGATGTGACACTATCAGAACAGTTTGAAGTAATAAACGGTGCAACATCACAATTTGATGGTATGTTTTACTTTGACGGTGGTATTTTATTTGATGGCAATAGGGATTTTGTTGTAAATGATGTAATAATTACGGAGGTATCAGCTTGATAGATATTGAAATTACGCACGATGTAGAAATAAAAATAATTACAAAGGGGGTAAATGATAATGAGTACAGCGAACACGATAACAACAGCGGTTGCAAGGGCTAAATTTGCAACCGCCCACGCAGGAACGGCGACCTTGCCAACAATTACCCATATCGGATTCGGGACTGGCGGTCATGACACGGGTACAGGATTACCAACGCAACCAACGGGGTTAGAAACAGCGGTTGGCGGTGAGGTTGTCAAAAAAGCAATTACAAGCGTAAATACAACAGTTCCAACAACAGCAGAGGTGTTAGGTATTCTTGATTTTGCAGAGGGAAACGGCGTTTCAATTTCTGCTATTGGACTATATGACTCAGACGGTGATTTAATCTGTTTAAAGCATACCGAACCAAGCCCGAAAACAGCAGAGAAACGCATGGAAATAACGTGGAAGGAGCAATTCTAGATGGCATTAACTCAAATAGCAACAACAGACAGCGTATCGGCTAGCGTGGTTAATGCTAAGATTGTTGTCCCAGCTAACAACCATATTAATACAGGCGTTTCCGCTGGTGAAGCCCACGGATTAAGAGTAAACGCAGTAACCAAAGGCCTTGAATATTACGACGGGACAGAGTGGCATATTGTCTCTAACGGTTTGCCGGTGGGAAATGTTGCTAATTTTACGGCATCGGTTGGAGACACAAAAATAACGTTAAATTGGGAAGATCCGAAAGATTTAATTGTTGACGATGTGACAATTGCAACATGGGCTAAAACTAAGATTATGCGGAAGATTGGGAGCTACCCGGCAAATGAAAATGATGGTGTTCTGGTCATTGAAAACGGCGTAAGAGATCAATACAAAACAACCGGGTATGAAGATACCGGGCTAACAAATGGCACACAGTATTATTACATGGCGTTCCCGATAACTGACGCTGGAATCGTGACCGTTGATATTGATAATCGAGTAACCGCAACGCCACAACCATTCGCAGTTTATGGTGTTTCAATCGACTTGACAAATAGTAACCCTTTAACATCAGTAACATATACTGATGGCGCAACAGGAATGACAAAAGGCAGTTCATCATTTGATGCTATGAATATTTTTAAGGATATCAAACCCTGTGTTTTGCTAAATGGAGTTGTTCAGTATTATCTGAACCCCGCAAATTTCGCACAAAAAGCCGATGGAACGGCCAGCGATATAACAAGCGGATCGGCGGGCGACGTGATGATCGAGATCCCAAAAATTGGTTTTAAGATCGCAACGGTAGGAAGTACGGTAACCGTTAAAATTACTGAAAACCCGGCGGATTCAAATTATAAATACTACGCCCACACCCGGACTACAGAGGGGGATCGCAGTAAATTATATGTCGGGGCGTTTTTAGGCTATAACTTGTCATCTAAACTCAGGTCATTATCTGGTAAAGCGCCGACGGCAACCCAGACAATGGCTACTTTTAGAACACAGGCGCAGGCAAATGGCGCTGGATATGATTTATTATCGTTCTACCCGCATTTACTGCTTCAATGCCTGTATTTAATCCGATATGGCTCACTAGATTCGCAAACTGCTCTGGGTCGGGGTTTTGTTGATGGCAATTCGGCTGCAATCGCAACAGGTGGAACAGACGCAAAAGGAATGAATTTTGGAGAAACGACTGGAAAATTACAAATGAAATTCCTGGGCATCGAGGATTTTTGGGGCAACCTGTACCAGTTTTTGGACGGATTGTTTTGCGATGCAAGCAGAAATATTCTTACCGCGTTCACGAACTTCAATGATACCGGAGCCGGTTACACAAACAGAGGTCAGGGGGCTACCGCTAATATCAGCGGGTATATGTCTGTTCCGCAAGGATCGTCAGAATCTGGATTTATTGCAAAGACATGTAGCGGGTCAGCGACCACCTTCTTTTCGGATGACGGTAGTCTGTATGCCGGCTATCTGCCTTGTTTCGGCGGCCATTGGCGTGGTGGTGCGGATGCCGGTGCTTTTCAGCTTGATGTGGCTGTGGCTGCGTCGTATTCGACTGCGTATTGCGGTGCGCGCTTAATGTATCTATGAATTAAAATAAACATACGGGCAATAAAATACCTTCTTTTCAGATAACAGTAATCTGTATACCAGCTATCTACCTTATTTCAGCAGCAATTGGAATGATGGTACGAATACCGGTACTTTTCAGCTTAATGTGAATATGGATACGTCGAATTCGAATACGAATTACAGTACGCACTTAATGTTTTTTTACCAACGTGCTTATTTTATTGCCCTGCCACTCGGCAAAAAATAGAAATCTGAAACTGTGTTAGTAGGCTGACAAGCTCGAAAGCTCGGGAGTAAAACATTAACTTTTTAAGAAAGGTCAAAATGAAGCGACACGGAAATATATATGAAAAAATATACAACATGGACAATTTGAGATTAGCACATCGTAACGCTAAAAGGGACAAGAGCCATTACAGGGAAGTAAAGATGGTTGACAGCAACCCTGAATTTTATTTAAAAATAATTCAGGATATGTTGGACAGCGAAACCTATCAGGTGAGTGCATATAAGGTGTCAAAGATTAACGACAAGGGGAAGGAGCGGGAATTATATAAATTGCCGTATTTCCCTGATCGGATCATCCAGTGGGCGATTATGCTACAAATCGAACCAATATTCATGGAGGTTTTTACAGGATTCACTTGTGCGTCGATTGGTGGTCGTGGGATTCATAAGGCTTCAAAGTTATTAGATCGATACATGAAAGATAAAGACGGTACACAATATTGTTTAAAAATCGATGTGAAAAAGTTTTACCCCAATATCGACCACACAATTTTAAAAAGTCTTTTAAGGCGTAAAATTAAAGACCCTCAATTATTGTCGATTCTTAGCAAAGTAATTGACAGTATGCCGGGCGGAAAGGGCGTTCCAATTGGTTCGTATTTGTCGCAGTATTTTGGAAATTTTTACCTCGCTTATTTCGACCACTGGCTGAAAGAAACGGTTAAAATCCGCTATGTGATCCGCTACATGGATGATGTTGTTATTTTACATTCGTCGAAGCTATTTTTGCATGAAACGGTACGGGAGATAAAGCGGTACTTAATGTCCGAACTCAAGCTTTCATTGAAAGAAAACTGGCAGGTGTTCCCGACGGCGATCAGAGGGATTGATTTTGTCGGGTATCGGCATTTTTACGGATATAAATTATTGCGAAAATCGACCTGCAAAAGCTTTAAAGGAAAAATGCTATCACTAAAGCGGCTGGACAATCTATCCGATTACGACCGCTTGTCAATATTTTCATATTTAGGCTGGTTGAAGTGGTGCGACAGTTGGCGATTAAGAGAAAAATATATAGGAGGGTTGTTATGAAAGATTATGGGAGAGTCAGGGGATCGAAAGAGCAAGCTAAACCCCTGATTATTGGGAAAGACACGGTCTATGTTCATACGGACATCGTCGATATTGAAGATGATCAATGTGAATATAATGAGGTTCAGTACGGTAAGGATGAATACATCGGATTAATGTCAAAAAAAGCAGAAAGCGAAAACGCAGATGTAAGCGAAATGATGATAGATATTGATTTTAGAATTTCAAACATTGAATTAGGATTATAGAAAGGGGAATAAAATGACTTTTGTATTTTGTGAAAAAGTAATAAATAACGGACGATATGGGACAAAAGAAGAAATGATGATAAAGCTCGATGTATTTTTATTAAACAACCGGTTAACGCAAGAACAATATAATGAACTTGTAGTGCTGTTGGAATCAAAAAAAGTCTAGACAACCGGGGGAGCAATCCCCCTTTTTAAACATCTAAGGGGGAAACATGGACGAACGCAGAAACGACTGCATTGATTGTGTACAAGCCAAAGCATTAAGCGAACGCATGGACAGATTAAGCGAAAAAGTGACAAAGTTCGAGGATGGATTCGATTTCCGGATCCAGACATTAGAAAAGCAAGTAGCGGTATCTGATGAAAAGTTTAAACAGATATTTGAGAAACTAGATAAGATTATTCTAATACTAGATAAGCAAGCAGACAGAATCCCAAATTTTGTTTGGGGTGTTGCCGGTGCTATCGTGTCGGGGGTGTTTATGTGGCTAATAAAATAAAAAAGTACGGTAAATGTATTGTTATTTTCTCCATATCGGCTATTTTAACGGCTTTGATACTTTTCTTGATATTCTATAAGCCACCACTTAAAAACGCTTGTATCGACGATTTGAAAGA